ACTTCCTGACCGAACTGGGTGAGGGCGTGACGCGGGCCGAGTTGCAGCGCCGCAAGGTTGTTGACCCGTGGATGTCGGCCAGTGTCCTGAAGGCCCTGCGGAACGATATGGGGATGACCCGCAACGAATTTGCCACGGCGTTGAAAATCCCCCTGATCTCTGTCATCAATTACGAGAACGGCAGGGTGGCAATCCCCTACGCCACCGCCGAGACGATCAAGACGGCAGCGCGTCGTCACTGACCGAATGGTAAGCCGTGAGAGCCGCGTGTCATAGGGCGCAATCCTCGGCAGCGCGGGCAGAATTTGCCTTCCTTGTTCTGGCCCGCGCATTGAAACTTTTATGACTTCATGCTACGTTGCCGCCATCCCAGATATGAGGTGGTGGCGATGATTAGAATTACGGATGAATTGTTTCTAGAGATTTGTGAGCGCATGGTCGAAGGCCAGAGCGTCCGCACTATTTGCAAAGACGATCATATGCCCACTATTTCGGGCTTTATGAAGTTTCTTTCTACGAATCCTGAAAAAGTTGACCAATACACGCGCGCCATGCAGATGCGGGCCGATGCTATGTTCGAGGAAATCCTCGATATTGCGGACGATGCAACCAACGATTTTATGCTGCGGAACGCCGACGATCCGATGTCAATCGTCTTGAATGGCGAGCATATCCAGCGCAGCCGACTTCGCGTTGATTCGCGCAAGTGGGCGCTGGGCCGCATGAACCCCAAGAAGTATGGCGAGAAGACATTCATCGGGGGCGTTGATGACGCACCGATTAAGGTGCAGAATACCATCGACGTGTCGAATCTATCCCTTGAGGAACTGGAAATGCTGGAAAAGGTCTTCGGGGCTACCGATGACAGTAATTAAGCTGCCTCATGGCATTAATGCCAAGGCGCAACGCAAACTGATCGAAAAGCGCAAGTGTGAATTGTCTTTGGCCGAGTTCGTGAAGGCTGCGTGGCACGTCATCGAGCCTGAACAGCCGTATGTTCACGGCTGGCACATTGATTTCATCTGCGCCCACCTTGAGGCTATTACGCGGGAAGAACTGAACGACGACGGCACCTATTACAACCGCCTTCTGGCAAACGTCCCGCCAGGCACCATGAAATCCCTGCTGATCGGCGTGTTCTGGCCCGCGTGGGAGTGGGGGCCGCGCAATATGCCGTCCATGCGCTATGTCTGCGCCTCACACAGCCTCGACCTCGCCATTCGAGACAGCCTTCGGATGCGCCGACTGGTCACCGACGAATGGTATCAGGGCCACTGGGGTGATCGCGTCAAGATCACGGGCGACCAGAATGCCAAGGCCAAGTTCGAGACGACGGCCACGGGATCGCGGCAGGCCTGCGCGTTCACGGGAATCACGGGCTATCGTGGCGACCGCGTCATCGTTGACGATCCACACAGCGTGGATGACGCCAACTCGGATGCCAAGCGCGAATCGGTCACCAAGCTGTTCAAGGAAGCCGTCACGTCGCGCCTGAACAACCCCGACAAGTCGGCCATCGTGGTGGTGATGCAGCGCCTGCACGAGAAGGATGTCAGCGGCGTGATCCTCGATGGCAACATGGGGTATGATCACATCATGCTGCCCATGCGCTATGACCCGCTGCGGGCGCACCCAACGCGGCTGGGCTATGCCGATCCCCGTGAGGAGGATGGCGAGTTGCTGTTCCCTGATCGGTTCCCGCTCCATGTGGTCGAGCGCGACGAGGCGGCGATGGGGCCATACGCAACCGCTGGGCAATACAACCAGTCCCCAGAGCCGCGTGGCGGCGGGATCATCAAGGACGAGTGGTGGCAGCTTTGGGATCGGGCGGAATACCCTGGGATCGAATTCATCGTGGCATCCCTCGACACCGCCTACACCACCAAGGCAGAGAACGATCCCAGCGCCCTGACGATCTGGGGTGTGTTCGGCGGCAGTTCCGATTCGGCTGCCACGCGGTCGGTCGACCGATACGGGCGCAGCATTGACATCACGCGCAGCTTTCAGTCCGAATCGCTCGGCCCCGTGCCGAAGGCTATGCTGATGTATGCGTGGCAGGGCAAGCTGGAGGTGCATGACCTGACCGAGAAGGTGGCCGACATATGCAAGCGTATGAAGGTCGATGTTCTTCTGATCGAAAACAAAGCAGCAGGTCATAGCGTGGCGCAGGAGATGCGGCGTCTGTTCGGAAACGAAGATTTCTCTGTCCAAATGTATGACCCGAAGACCCTCGACAAGGTGGCCCGCCTATACTCAATTCAGCACATCTTCAGCGAGGGCATGGTCTACGCGCCCAACAAAGACTGGGCCGAAATGGTTATCAGGCAGGTTTCATCATTTCCCCGTGGCGCGCATGACGATCTTGTGGATACCGTGTCGATGGGCTTGAAACATCTTCGAGATATGGGTATGCTCACAAGAGCGCCCGAAAGAATGGCTGAGATTGAAGGCGCGAAGACGTTTCACGGCAATGATGGCGGGAAGCCGCTCTACAACATTTAGGATTATCTGATGGAAAATGATGGGGTCAAGCTGGTCTTGGCCATTCAACACGCCGCCGTCGATTCCGCATCTGGACTTGATGTGACGCCAGAAGACATGATCACGGCGCTGTGCAGTGTCACGGTGGGCATGACAATGGACTTGGCAAAAGAGGGGTTTGAAACCCAAGCCCTGTTGGTGATGATGAAGGTGATCAACGGCATGGTTTTGGGCCGAATTCTTGGGAAGGACGAAAATGAATCGAGTTTTGTGCAACGCCACCATTGATGGTGACACCGTCACCGTGGTCGGCGTGGGGGATTACAGCGGCGTCACGCGCGTCTTTGTGATCGAAGGTGAGGATGAAACCGCGATGGCGATGGAAGGTATCCGCCGCTTCGTAGAGGAGTTTGATGATGGTAATTGATGTAAAGAATCTGGCCGACCTGCCGCATGGTCAGGCCGAGAAGGTTCTGAAGGAAAGCGGGAACTGGCAGAAACATGAATACACGTTCAGGATCAGTGGAACGTATTGGCCAGACCCTGAAACCATGATCGTGAAGGTGATGGCGATTGATCTTGAAAGCGCAGAGACCGCCGCTGAACATGCGTGTGACTTTGACGTGATTTTCGAGACTGAACTGATGACGGCGGGGGTTGATGGTGATTGACGCATTTCCAGATAAACTTGAAGTTTTCAGGCGCGACCGCAAACAAACATGGGGGGATGTCGTTGATGGAAACTTGGAGGACTGGGCGTGGTATGTCCGCAAAGACCTATATGACGCCCTGCAAGCCAAACTTGAAGCCGCAGAAGACCGCGCCTTGCGATACAAGTCCGAGCGCAATGGGCAGGCCCGCAAGATCAGTGACGCGCAAAATCTGTCTACCGCCAGCCTTGATGCAGAGCATCGCATTGCAAATCAGCGGGCGGAAATCAAAGCCTTTGCCGCCCGCATTGAAGACCTAGAACTTGAAATCCAATGTATCTATGAGGAATGAACATGAATATCTGGACCGTTCTGTGGGCGATGACATACATCGTGCCAGTCTTTTGGCTGATGATGGACTTTGATCTTATCGTTGAAAACTTGGAGGAAAGGCCGTGGTGCAGCCACGAATTAGCGAAGTGGCTGGCCGTGGCGTCGGTCTTGTTTTGGCCTCTGGCCATGATGATTGAAATGATGCAGGAGGACGGGGAATGAGCATCCCATACATAGACGCGGTAGGCGAAGAACTTCGGGAGCGCGTCATCCATATTAGTTCGAATAGCTGCGAATTTTGCGGCAACCCGTGGGCGCAGGTGAAGACCGACGGCGTGTTGGTCGTCGAGGATGACAATGTAGAAATCAACACACTGGAGGCACTCGATCATGGATTTTGATCCGACAACGAACCGTGTTCAGTTTGGCTTGCTGACAGAGGATGAGCGGGCGGCGCTGAAATCATGGCCGCATGGTTGGGAAATTTTCCATGATCTGAAGGAATGGTGGGCCTGCGGTTTGCCGCAATGGGACATTGGGCTTGTCTACCGTGGTTTGCCTGCGCCTGTGGTGACATCGACGTGGCGCAATATCTACACAGAGACAATTGCTGCCCAACTTTACCCTTCCCGCTACAGCGCAAACTTGAATGCTGGGAAAGACCGCATCGCCGTTTTGCGGACAGATACCTGCAATGGCGTCGCAACGGCGCATTTGGAGGATATGTAGTGAATTGCTACAAGTGCGAAACTGAAATGGTTCTGGGCATCGCAACTGCCCAGACCTACGTCGGGGGTATGCCAGACTTTGAGGGTGAGGCGCATTCCAGCACGTTCTCGGCGGGTGGCACGGGCAAGGTGATTTCGTGCCATAAATGCCCAAGCTGCGGCCACAGCGTGACCCAGACGCTGAACGATATGCTGACAGATGCAGTTGAAGCCTATAAAAACATGACGCCCGAAGAAAAGGACGCCATGATCAAAGAGCAGAAGGAATCCTACGTCCGCGCCGAGTTTGGATTAAAAGATTGATCTGCGGGGTCGGCGCTGAAATCAAGTTCTGTGAACTTCGCGGCGACCTGATCGTCAGGCGGGCAACCGCCGACGAGAACATGAACGAACACTGGGATGTCATTGATGCCGAGTTCGGCAGGGTTGATGTCAAAGCCCCGAAGCGCCTGCATCGTGGCGGGCCAATCGACTACACGATGTGGTGGGAACTCCGCACCGTGAACAGGCCGACACCCCAAGCGGGGTGGGGAATTCCCAATGGCGTAGACAGGCTTATCGCTTTGAGTTCACCCAAGGGTTTCCACCTTATTGACCCCACAGACATAATATGCGATCTTCGCGCACGGTGTCGGCAGTATTTTTGTGGAGAGTTTGGCCTGTATGGCCGTCCGAACCGTGGCGACCTGATGACGATATTGCCGCTGTGGTATGTCGAGGAGCATCAGAGATATTTTTTAGGAGTGAATGATGAACTGGAATCCGTGGAAACAAAACCGCATCCTGCGTGAGCGGGCCGAGAAGTATTTCAATATCGCAGGCGACCTTAAACGCTATAGGGACACCCTATCGGAAGTGATCCAAGAAATGAAACGTGAGGCCAAACAGGATAAAGACAAAATCAACCTTTTGGCAGATCGCCTCCTCAAGTTCAGTATTGCCCTGCAAAGTATCGCTGACGAGGAAAAGCCCACCAGCAATGCCACGGTAAGGCGTATGGTTGCAATTGCGCGGGTGGCGCTGGACAAATGATCATCAATGGCTCTGAATTGTTATGCCGCGCCCCGATCAAGGGCATGATTACCGAGAAGCGCCGCGAACACGGCGTGTCTTTCGGCCTGTCCGAGGCTGGCTATGACATCCGCATCAAGCAGGATGTTGTTTTTGGGAATTACTGGGGCGGCGGCGTGTGGGTGGATGGTATAAACATGGCCATTGGCAGCTTCTGCCTCGCCAGCGCCATCGAGGAGTTTGATATGCCGCGCAGCCTAGTGGGCGTGGTGCATGATAAATCCACATGGGCGCGTCAGGGGCTGTCGGTGTTCAATACCGTGATTGAGCCGTCGTGGCGGGGGTTCCTGACTCTGGAATTAGTCTACCACGGGCGCGAGGGTCTGCACATTCCCGCAGGCGCAGGCATCGCGCAGGTGATCTTCCACCAGACGGCAGAACGTGCGGCATACGATGGCAAATATCAAAATCAGGCTGATATGCCAGTCTCGGCGATTTTTGACGATGCCCAGTAAATCTATGACCGATGAGGCGCGCAAGCGTTTGGGCGAGATAGAGCCAGACGTGCCAGTGCTTCTGGCCCGTCACAGGGTGGTCAAGGAGCAGATCGTTGAGGCGGAGCGGGAACTTGCCTACGCCAAAAGGTCTGCGGACATTTGGAAACACCGCATGGAAATGCGGGTCTTATACTGCATGGCGCGCATCCTTGTGCGCCGAATTCACGCTTTGAAAAGGGAAGAACTGAATGATCATGCATGACCTGAAACCCTGCCCGTTCTGTGGGGGCGAAGCCATTGCCCATCCCTGTACTTTGGAAGGTGATGACCATGATGTTGGCTGCTCTAATGGCGAATGCCCAGTCGAGCCTTACGCTTGGGCGGAAACCGAGAATGAAGCCATCAAAGAATGGAACACTCGTGCTGTTGACCCCGCCGCCATCCGTGAAGCTGCGCTGCGTGAGGCTGCTGAAGTTGTGAGCAATCTAGCAGACCATGCTTTGACTGCATTGGCCTATGAACACGCACAAGCCTGCCGTGAAGAAATCCTCGCCCTGATTGGAGAGAAGAAATGACCGATCAAGAACTGATTGTTGAATTACGAAACAGCAAGGGCTGGCCCAATCTGGGGAATGCCGCCGCCGACCGCATTGAGCAGTTGTTGGAAAGCATCAAAGGTCTTTCTCGAACATGGGCCACTGCGGCGGTGAACCTCGAAGTGTCTGAAGGCAAGCTGGCTAAGGCTGTGGTGGCGCTGCGAGATATGCTGGAGGATTCTGAATACTGGTCGCCGTATGCCCGCGCAACGCTGGCCGAACTGGTGGGGAAGTGATAGTCGCCAACAACGGCGTCTCTCGTTGATATTCGTGGCTGCGTCTGGTAACGTCGGCGCAGCCATTATATCCGAGGGACGCCGATGTCAGGACTGAACCCCAATATCCGATTGCATGATGACGAGGCCGACGCGGCCATCGGCCCAATGGATGTCACCATTGAACACGACGACACCGAGCCAGACGACATTCCCGAAATCTCCCAAGACGGTGCAATCCTCAAGATTGAACACGGCGACGGCTCGATCACGCTGTCGCTTGATGGCAAGCCAATCCAAGACCCCGACAACGAAAAGCGCCCCCCAGCGGGGTGGTTTGACAATCTGGTCGATGAAATTGAAGACACCGAACTCCAGAACATTGCTGATGACCTGATCCGTGGCGTTGAGGATGACCTCGAAAGCCGCAGCGAGTGGATTGAAGATCGCGCGCAGGGCATCAAGCTGCTGGGCCTCAAGATCGAAATCCCTGGGCTGAATGGCGCATCCGATGGCGCACCCATTGAGGGGATGTCCAAAGTCCGTCACCCACTGCTGCAAGAGGCGGTGCTGCGGTTCCAAGCGAATGCGCGTTCAGAATTGTTGCCAACCGACGGACCCGTTAAGATTCGTGATGATGCAAACGGCAGCACAGTCCAGCGTGACGAGATTGCCAATGCCCTTGAGAAGGACATGAACCACTACCTGACTAGCACGGCGCGCGAATACTACCCCGACACAGATCGGATGCTTCTGATGCTGGGCTTCGGCGGCACGTCGTTCAAAAAGATTTACTTCTGCCCGCTGCGGAACCGCCCCGTCAGCGAGAGCGTTGATGCGGACAATCTGATCGTCAACAGCGCCGCCACCGACCTGTCTAACGCCAAGCGCGTGACACACCGCGTTTATATGCGGCCCAGCACCGTGAAGCGCCTCCAGATCATCGGCGTCTACAGCGACACCGACCTGTCCACGCCAAACGAGGTCACCCCCGACGCCGCGCAAGACGCCAAGAGCGCACAGCAGGGCATCACGGCCACATCGTCAAACCCCGATGACCGCGACCGCGAGATTTATGAGGTCTATTGCGAGTTGGACATCAGCGGCTTTGAACACAAATACAAAAAGAAAAAGAGCGGCCTCGAAATCCCATACCGCGTGACCATTGACGTGTCTTCACGCAAAATCCTGTCAATCACCCGCAACTTTGATCAGGACACCGCCGACCTGCCCGAGGCCCGCACGAACTTCGTCAAATATACGTTTGTCCCAGGCTTGGGCTTCTACGACATCGGACTGCTGCACATCCTCGGCAACACCACCAACGCAATCACCGCCGCGTGGCGCGAACTGCTGGACGCTGGGATGTATGCCAACTTCCCTGGGTTCTTGGTCAGCGACACGGGATCGCGCCAGAACACCAACATCTTCCGAATTCCCCCAGGCGGATCGGCCCAGATCAAGACGGGCGGTCAGCCCATCAATCAAGCTGTCATGCCGCTGCCCTACAAAGAGCCGTCGCAGGCGCTCATGGCACTGGTGGAGAATATGTCCCAGACTGGTATGCGTGTCGGCGGGACATCCGAGGCTCAGGTCGGTGAGGGGCGTTCCGACGCCCCCGTCGGCACCACGCTAGCCATGATCGAGCAGGCCACCAAGATTATGAACGCCGTCCACAAGCGGATGCACAGCGCGCAGGCCGAGGAATTTTCTCTGTTGCTGAAGTGCTTCCGCGAACATCCCGAAAGCTTCTGGCAGCGCAACCGCAGGCCCACCATCGCGTGGAATGAGGAACTGTTTATGCAGGCGTTAAACGACGTTGAATTGGTGCCGCAGGCAGACCCGAACACGTCCAGCCACGCGCAGCGCGTGATGAAGATCATGGCGCTGAAGCAGTTACAGGCCGCGAACCCATCGGCCTTTGATGGTGATGCGGTTGATAAGGCGGCGCTGCGCGCCATCGGCTGGTCGAATCCCGAACAGTTCCTCAAGTCAACGCAGGATCGGCAGCCGCCACCTGAGTTGCTGAAGGGCATTGAGGACGTGAAGATTGCCCACCAGAAGGCCGACGCAGACACGATGCGCGCTCAGGCTGACATGGTGCGGGCGCAGGCGTCACAGGGCGCACAGGCCCCCGCGCAGGCCGCGCCAGACCCATCCAAGGTTATGTCCGAACAGAACAAGGCCCGCCAGATGGAATTGTCTGCCCAGCGCGACAAAGCAAATGATGAAAACCGTGATCTGGATCGAGAGACTGATTTGCGGCTTGAGCAAATGCGCTTGGATCGGGACCAGATGAATGATGCTGTCAGGATGCAGCATGAAAAGGATATGCAGCAACAGCAGCACGTCCAAGACGCCTTGAAACTTGCCATGCAGGTTCAGAATGGGAGACGCAATTG